TGTAATGCCGGTAGCAACCGTGATTGTTGAATTAATATCGTATGCGGGCATATTCAATGAACCTTATGTTAGGCGTTAGCCTAAGGTTGCTATTGGATTATACGCCGATTTCGAGAGGCACGAATGCTTCTGCGTCATTGACATCGCCAGTCTGGTACTTGTCCCAAGTGAACTCGACCATCGCTGCCTTGCGGAGCGCCGGAGAAGTTTCATCACGAATGACAGAAAGACCCGTTCGGTTGACTACAGTGTAGCCTCGTCCCAAGTCAGCCAGAACCACGGGTCGGGTTCCAGCACCGATGTTCGGCATGGACTCCATAAGCGTGTAGCCGTATCCGAAGATACTAGCGCCCGCAACACCGTTCATTCCCGGCTTCCAGATAGGCTCACCTGTCGTGGAAACGAGCTTTAGAAGCTCAACGAACGACAGTCGGTTGAAGAAGTATCGGGCGTTAAGGAACCCGCTCTTCAATCCACCGATGCAGTTAGCCATACCAGCATACGTCAGCTTAGTAGCGTGCTCAGAGAGGACCGACCGTGCAATCACGTCCGCGTCAACCATGAAGCCGAATGCTTTCTTGACACCATCGCCAACAACCGTGTCGTTGCCGAATCGGAAAGCGAATGCTTCCGCAGCGTCAGAACTCATCTCAGTAGCGATGTCCCAATGCGAGTTGAGCAACTGGTCACGAGTGACCGCTGTGCTGAACGTGTATCGGAAAGGGGTCATCGTCATCTTGCCGTAGCTCGACTGAGAATCTCCACCTGCTTCTGCTTCGCCTTCAGACGTTACCGTCGGAATGCCAGTTCGCTTCACCAACTCGATTGACTTGGTGCCAATCGTGCGGACGCGAGCAAACTGCTCAGTCGGGTCAAGCTCTGTCTGAGACTTCTGAATCACGTTGTCCAACTCGGGAACGACGAGATAACCAGCACCACTGTTGATGTCGGTTCGAAGTGTTTCAGCAACCTGTCCCGTAACAGCGTAGGCGTTCATCGCGATGTGCTCTTCAGACTCGTGATAGTCTACCTTGTTTGAGGAACCGTGGTTGGATGCTAGGAGAGACTCAAGGTGCGCAATTCGCTCCTGCTGCTCTTCATTGCTCTTGCTTGCGTCAGCCTCGATACTTACGACGGCTTCTTCAAACTTGGTGTTAGCCTCGACCAACTTCTCTTCGAGGGCTACAACCTTCTTTGCTGCTTCGGAAGCGTCCACGATTACGCTTGCAATCTTGTCGGCAGTTTCCGTGTTGCCCTTCTCTACCTGCTCGCCCAGAAGGGACAGAGCTTCGATAGCTGTTTTATCGTTATCCATGTTGATGGACTCCTTAGTGAATGTTTACTGTTAGCACTCTGTTCAGACATCCCGTCTTGAGCAGACGTGTTTGCAGAGACATCCCGTCAATCTGCGGTTTACCAGAGACATCCCGTCATCTGGAAAGATTATGCTCGAAGCTTTTTTATCAAAGCCTCTACACCAGAGATAAGTGAATCCTGTTCTGCTTTCTCTGTTTCGATTTCTACCTCGTATTCGGACAATTTGGATGCCAGTTCCTTACACATAGCGCGTGTGAGCCCACTCTCGCGGCGAGTCATCATGAGAATCTTCTCAAGGTCGCGCGGCGTAAGGCTCTCAAGGCTCGTGATTTTGGCTCCCTGATTCGCCGGTTCTGCTACCAGAGACGCCTCAAAGATTTCTACCTCGTCTGCGAAGCGGGTATCGCTCTCTTTGTGCTCCTGCTTTACCGTGTAAGCCATCGACAGGTCAGACAGAACGCCTTGACGTGCCAGTGCGAACTTCTCACGTCCTAGCTGTGTCTCCAGATTTACATTACCAGTGCCTATAAGCCCAACACTGTCCGTGCCCACAGTGTTGATTGGGAAGCCGCCTATCTGCTCGCTGTGCTCAGAGAACATTCGGATAGGGCGGTCACCACGGTCTGTATGGTTCTTGATGGTAGCTTCGAACGCTGCTTCAGAGAACTGCGGCAGGTCTCGGCTGTCAGTAGGACGGTTGGGAGCGAAGGTCGTAATGTAGCCAGTTACCAGACCGACCTTTACGCCGTTCATGGTAGCCTCTTTGGCTTCTTCGATTCGTCCTGCGGCATACTCAATAATCATGCTGTCGCTCCTCTACTGGAAATAATAGTTTCTTCGTCAACAATACTGCTGCAACGACAGTTCGCTGTTTGTGCCGGTGAGCCAGATGGGTCGCCAGGATACATGAGGCTCTCGCCGCCTACGATAAACGAGTCGTTCAGACCGACCACTTGACCGTCAGCTTGGATGTGGTCGTCTCTGACTCTGCTATCGCCCTGTGTCACCCATGTCTTTGTAGGGGGCGTTACAGCGTTCGATAGCACAGCGGCTTCTGCTGTCTTGGAAAGTTCTGATATCGTTTGTGTCTCTGTGGTTGAGATGCCGATGGCTCTCTTGCGACCGTTGCGCGCAAGCTGACTACCAACGTCCTTGCCCAGCTTGGTAGGGTCGATTCCTGTCAAGCCTGTAGCCTGCTTTAGCTGCATGTTGACTGACTGCACAATGTTCTTCTGAGTCGTCTTGACTATCTGCTGTGCAGCCGCCTTAGCACGATTGACGTATAGAGCCTCTAGGTCAGCCTGTAGTATCGCCGATTCAGCACCCGTGATACCAATGGCAGACGGTAGCCTAACGCTTAGCTTGCGAGAGAACACGGTGCCTACCTTGCGATAGTGCGCCAGTAGCTCGGCTTCGATAGCTGCCTCTTGTGTGTTAACAATCAATGCGCCGAATGCGCCTGACTGTGTGATGTTCTGAGCAACGTCTTTGGCTACGGTTGTCATTATGCGAGATAGCTTCGGTGCCAACTGGCGCTCGAATCGCATCTTTAGGCGCAGGTCGAAGTCTGCTGATGACTGCTTACTGGGCATCAGGCTCCTCATCGTCGCTATTGTCATCGCCGTCGAACGGGTTATCACCGTCTCCGGTATCGTCATCGTCATCCGGTGCGTCTGGTGCGCCGAAGGGAATGTCTGCTGTAACGTCTCCGAACACGTCCTCGCCTAGCGGCACAAGGCTACCGTTTACCATAATCTTGCCACCCGGTGCCTCAGAAGGCTCATACGGGCCAAGTCCCTGCGCAGCACGTAGCTCGTCAGTAGTCTCTTGGTTTCGCGCGGTGCGCTTGTCTAGCTCTGCGTCTCTGCGCTCTCGTAACGGCTGGATGTCATCAGGGTCAAACGAAATCTGTACCTCTGCTGGGTCCATACCGAATCGTGGCAACAGAAGCTCGCTCAAGCCACTGAAGATACGTCCTGATAGCGGCGTGATAGCGTCATCCCATAGGCTCAATATAGCCGTGCCATAGTTGTTGAACGTCTGTGCATCGGTAGAAACGATAGGCAGAGGGATGTGGAATAGCTGTGCGCACGTCTGCTGCACGAGTTTCATAGCGTTCAAGTAATCCATATCGCGGTTATTGGAGCCCAAATCCTCCACCTGCAAGACGCCGCCTGCTGTCATGTGGACGCCGCCTGCCCTAGCTGCGCCTCCCCAGTTGTCCTCAAGTCGTTTCTTGTTAGCCTTGAACTCGTCAGGGCTCATGTCACCACTGAAGTGAAACGACAGGCTCATCTTACCACCACGTTCTAATAGGGTTACGTTGTGGATACCGCCAAGAATCGCCTGCCGCACTTCGCTAGAGGCGCTCACTAGCGGAGATTGTCCTCTGACTGAGTTGTTGTTCTTTGTGGAGAAGCTACGGATATGTTGAATCTGTCGCAACTCGTCACTGGAGGCATAGCGGAATGAGCCGTCTGGTATCAGGTTGAAATCGCCACCAAAGAAGTTGTTGTCTACACGCCACTGTGTAACGATGTTCGATGTGGTGGTAGTGTTATTCACATCCACTGGTGCAGCGGGAACTATCTCAGAAGGCTCGCTGTTGATGTTACCTACAGCGATAGCGAACCAGTCTCCAGTAACCTGAAGGCTGATAGCCGCATCTTCCAACAACTGCTGCAATGTGAATCGTGGTGAAGGTCTACTGAGCAATGACAGCACAGGCGCATCACGCTCTATGGTGCCATCGCGGAACTTCAATACTGGTTTCAGGTAGCTCAACGGCTGTGCTGCTGCGTTGACAGGGATACTGACTGCTGTGGTTTCGTTGTATGCTCTGAATGCAGCAGCAGGGCTAGAGGTAGCGCCTGCAATACCGACCTTCAGGAACTCGCCTAACCCGTTGGGCAGCGGCACAGTGACGCCTTCTTCGATAACAAGTAGGTCTTTTGTTTCAGTCTTGCGGTTCCAGAAGGCCATTAAAATGCTTCTCCAATATGTACTCGAACGCGGTCATCTTTGAGCATCAGGTGCGTGAGCCCCCAAACAAGTGCGTCCAATCTGTTGGGCGATACAAGACTCTTCGTTGGTTCCCATCCTGTCATTTCGTCTTCAAGCTCCGGGAACTCTTGTGTGTGCGATACGCGCCCTTGCTCGTAGAGCATCTGGACTGGTTCGGCTCTGGCTGCTTTGCCTCTTGAAGCATGAACTAACTCTACCTTTACGTCTCTGCCGCCTGGACAAGCCTTGAGGGCATCACTGATTAGTGTGCCGCCTTGATTCGATTCAGCCACAATGCAGTTGGCATCGAAGGCGTCATATAGCTCAACAGCGAGTAAAGCCCATGCTGATGTGGACATTTTCCCGCTGTAATCAGCTTCAACTATACCTTCGCCGTCCTCATCTAAAGATACTACTACGATTCCACATTCGTCCGATGTCTCTTTGTTGGATACGCTAGGGTCGATAGCAACGATGGTGCGCACAATCTCACCCGGTTTATTGTTGCGAGCGTTGGCAATGTCCATGTCGGACCACAGTGCGTCCTCAGCAGTATCCAGAAACAAGCCCTCTAGGAAGCGCTGTCGCTGTCTCTTGGGCAATGCCTTCAGTGTGGCTAGGTATGTGGGTGGCAGGTTGTCGAGATTATGGACAGGATTCATCAGCATACTGTCGTGCTGCATGTCCCACGGCGTGCCATCTGGTAACACATTCTTGATGAATAGCGAGTAGGCCCAGTGGCTCTTATTCGGCGGGTTGCAATCGTAATACATGCGGAGCGAGAGGCCACTGGTTTCAGCGAGCCGTGTCCACAACGTAGTTACACCTTCCCATGCAATCTGAGAGCACTCGTTCAGGTAAATCGAGCTGTACTCATTACCTAAGATAGCCTCCACTCTATCTTTCGAGTCAATGCCTGTGACAGTGATGTATGAGTATTCTTGAGGGTGCGTGTTGGGAACAGGTATCTCATAGAAAGCGTCGATAGCATTGTACTTGAACGTGATGCCAGGAAAGCACTCGCGCATAACGTCTTTCATGGTGCCGTTGACAACAGACTTCTTAATGTGAGAAAACCTGTGGCGTGCAATCAAATGGCGCGATGGCTTCTTGAGGGCACGTAGGACAATCTGTCTGAGGATGATGAATGTCTTACCAGAGCGGCTGCCACCGAATAGCATCGTGTGGTCGGTGTCGCGCATCATGATACAGGCATCACGCTGCTTATCGGTCTTGGTGGTCGTGGCTTTGGCTAGTGCCTTCCTAGCTACTGCGGCATCAACGGCTACTTGCATCTAAGCCTCTTCATCAATGGCATCAAACGTCAAGTGGATAGACGTGTCCTCAACCTCCACGGTAGTCTTATCGACATAGCCGTGGCATGACTTCAATACGAAGGTGCTGAAGTTGGGATTCCATACGTTGTTGATAGCTAGTAGCTTGGTCATCTCTGCGGCAATCTTGTTAGCCTGCTCCATAGCGACCTTGAACTCTGGGTACTTGTCACGCCATAGGTATAGCGTTGCTTGGCAAATATCGTGCTGTGACGAGAACGTCACCACGCTGGGCAGCTTGATGAGCTTAGCCTTCAGCTCTTCAGTTGTTAGTTCGTTGCATTCATCATAGGCGCTCTGGTAGTGCGCTAAGAAGTTGGCAGGCATCTGCTTCGTATACTTCGTCGGAGCGCCCATCTTGCCGTTGTTGACGCCCCTGTTAGGCGGCTTTCTCTTTGCGGTCTTTTTAGCTGCTTTCTTTCGAGCTGCCATGTGACCCCCTTATGGATTCTGTTTTGTGCGACAGGTGAGTGCGCGCCCCTCGCACAAAAGGGCGCGCACTCTTGAGAGCGGTAGGATATGAAACCGGCTCTCAGTCTTGTTAGTCTGATTTAGAATTCTTGACGTTGAGTGCGAGCATGTTAAGCACGCCGCGAATCTTCGCAACGATGCCGTCGTCTTTTGTGCTGGGCGTGAGCGCTGTGATTGCAGCGGCCAGTGCCACTACTCCAGATACGATTGCCCAAATATCTCCTGCGTGTGCTGAAAGCCATTCCATGATTTTTGTCTCCTCTGATTCACCTAGAAATAATACGAAACAGTCTTTCGACTTTCACAGGAGCGTCAGACTTGATTTTACCTCTGAGCACTAGGGCTCTGGGACGTGACCAAACTTCTTCCCAATGTGGGCGTAGCTGAGTGAACTCGCTGACGAAAACGGTTGCTGTCTGGGCGATGTCATCGACCCAATCAGCAAAAACATCGCTGTCGAAAGACCCCACTGTTTTCGAATATCCTGTGACGCCCTGATACGGTGGGTCGCAATACACAATGTCCCCGTGGGAAACCTCTGTGTTCTGGTAGTCTTGAAAGCTGAACTCTACGTCACCTTTAGACAAATAGGGACGCTTGCGCTCGATTGCTCTAGCGTGTCCCGCAGCATAGTTGTAATCACGGGAATCTCTGGCATATCCTCCCCATTCCTTCGCTCCGAAGCTACAGCCATACGCAGCAAACGCGTAGAGCGGCTCCGTCCAGTCGCACGTCGCACGCAGCTCTTTGTATTCTGCCTCAGAGATGCTGGTCGGACCTTCCCAGCCGTCCTGTATGGCGCTCCACATCGTGGTGACACCTTGATGCGCGTCAGCGCAGAAGTCTAGTCCTGAGGGATTGTAGCCCGCCTTTCTCATGGCAGGTAGCACGCAGAAGTTTCCGACGAACGGCTCGACGAATCTGGTGGCTCCCTCCATGGCCTCTACGAGAATCGGTGCGAATTTGCCTGCTGTCTGCGCCTTGCTGCCTAGATATCCCATGGTGAGAGAATAATCTGTGAAGCAGCTAAAGTTCTGGGGGATCATGCCGAAGAGTAAGGACAGGGCAATCAAGCCCCAGCCCCAAAGGGGCAGCAAAGGATACACGATGAGTAAGCAGAACTTTCCGAAGGAAGCCCGACGCAAGGCGCGCAAGGCAAAGTCGAACAGTCGAAACAGCAAGCGCACCAATCCCCGCGAGGTCAATCTCGGCGGTGTGGCGTTCAAGAACACCCCTGAGGGGACGGTCGTTGACCTCTCGCGGGCTACCGCTGAGGAGGCTGAGGAAACAATCAGCTTGATGGGCAAGTTCAAGAGCGGCGCTCTCAAGCAGTTCGACATCAACCCCGACCACGGGTCTCTCAAGGTGAATGCTGAAGTTATCAGTCATTACGAAGAGAGAAACGGTAAGAAAATCGAGGATGTAACGCCTCTCTTGCCGGAAGCCACCATCCCTATTGCGATGGATGAGGCTCTCATTGAGGCTCTGTCCAAAAATGGCGACTTCGACAACATGGTCTTCGATACCTTTCACATGAGCGTGAATGCTCCCCGCAAGGTTCGACGGACCTACAGCACATACTTCGTCATGAGCCTGATGGATGCAGCCGAGACGGATATCGTTGTCTGTGCTACCCAGTTCGGGCACGAGCCGTGCTTGGTGTTCACACTGGCGGGCGATGATTGCTCGTGGTACGTTTACGGGCAGGACGATGAGGTGAAGGCACTGTTCCAGAGCGACCGGACCTAGCTTGAGGATTGGGCTCGTGCAAGGGGAATCAAAGTCATCGAGGTCTAAGATTAAAGTTGGGGACTACGTAAATACGGTCCCACGGGGAACCAGTCGGCGTTCAGTGGATATTCCGTCGTCAAATTGAACCCTGCGGGGATGGGTGAACTGGTAGCCTGTCCCCACTTTATGACCGGCAGTCACAACATAATTCTTGATTTTACCAAACATGTGGTTATATATTGAAAAGAAGCCAACATTGGCTAAAGTTCTAGCGACGGATGCCGAAGAGGTATACAACAGCCCCCACAGGGCAGAAGGATATGATGATATGATGATTATAAGTGACGGATATTGGCAGTGGAAGGTAGGGGAGGTGCTGCACAACACCGAGCCCACCTACGACCTAGACGACAACTGGATTGATGAAATCCCTTACTGCGACGGCGAGAAAACCGTAGCGGTCGGGAAAACGGCACGGCGAAAGTGCAGCAAATGTGGCGCAGCTCTGAAAGCTGCTTCTGTGCGTCGGCTTGTTGCACAATGACCGACAGAACAGCGGCTATATTCGAACACATGAAAGCGCTTACGGTCCTCGCGGAGACTCACGAGGAGCATCCGACCGAGTGGGCGGCTCAGTTTGTCTGGCAGGGTTTGTCTGAGCGCTGTCAGGTGCCTCCTGACATCCTCGCCGAGATTATTCTGGGTGCTGTATCAGAATTTGTGCAGCGCTCTGGAGACAGCATCCACGAGCTTCTGGACGCCATCTGCGAGGTTGCCGATGCTTGCAATCAGGAGATGGCAGATCAGGATGCAACAATCCACTAAAGTTCTGGCGGAAGATGCCGAAGGATAGGTATGACACAAGAAGAACTGAAAGTTCAAGACACGACACTCGACTTCTTCAGGGACGCACTATACGTCGCTGAAGATGATTTCCTGCGGGGACTCTCGCTGGATATGCAGGAGAAGCTGTTGACCCGAACGCTGGAACCGTTAGCGGTCAAGCGGGCCATAGCTAAACTGTGGGACTTTGCGGTCGGTGATTCGAATCCGCCTGTATTCGTCCGGCTGAAGAAGAATGAGACGTATTACAGGAGCGACACGCACAAGATTTGCATGGGTCGCGAGCAGCGCTACCTTCTGGGCGTCATCCACGAAGTTGCGCACGCGGTTCACCATGTGGTGCAGGGCGGCTTCATCATATCCCACAGCTACGACTTTCAGAATTTCTATGTGACACTGGTCACAGAATACTGTGGTAGTAAAGTTGGCAGGGCGCTCGAACAGAAACTTTCTGAGATGAGAGCTAAAGTTCTAGCAGGTATTGAAGGGGCTCCAGCGAGGCTAATGCCATTGCCTTAGACACCCCACAGGGGCCAGTAGCGCTGGAGCTACTGGTTCCACACATTGACGCACAAGACTATCGCTGTCCTGTGGCGACCGCAGGGACCACCAGATGTACTGGTGGTCTCTGGGGTCATCCTGCGGCGGCTGAGGATATATTAAGATGAAGTTCAAAGAAGACGATGGCGTATCCGTAGTCTGGATGATACTGGCTACAGCGGCGGGTTTCATATTGATGGGATTCAACGGAGTGGGTATGGCGATACTAACCGTAGGTGCTGCTATACGCCTTGCGTTTGACTTGCCTATACTTGGCAGAAACGACGAAGGTGCTGAATGACACGTAAACAATACGTCCATACCTGCGGGGAATGCTCCAGCTACGTCGAGTTCTGCCAGACCGAAGGCAAGGTTTGCGAGCCGCTGATAAACGGGTGCATCCCAATGAGGCAGCTAGACGGCAGCTTTCGATACGTCTGCTATACCCCCGTGGGGCAGAAGGCGGCTTTCGTGAGTTGGTTGCACGGGAGGGATGAAGATTCCCCGAGGGAACTGGATATCGAGATTTACGAGCAATTGGAGGACAGATTTGGGCGCGGTTGAAATCTCTTGCGTCACCCATCCCCACGGGGGTTGGTTATCCTGCCCTACAGACCACTTAGAAGAGAAAATCGGTGACGGGTGACGGTGACACAAGCTCTGGCAAGAGTAGTAAGCACTTCCCCTACTCTCTTCACACCCCCCCCTCTCCCCCTTCTTTCTACCCTTAAAAAGGGAGGATTTTGTGTCACCTG